CTTAAGTCCCCAATTCGCCAACATTAATGCCGAATAATTATCTTTTCTAGCCTTGTTAGGAGACGTAGACCTTTTAAGGTGTTGTGGTAGGTCAAAATTCTGTGCTCCTCGTGCTGTAGCCTTATGCTCTACTAAACTACACTGCTTCTTCGTCTGGCTAATCATATCGTCTTGATGTTCTATAAAATCCAGCATAGTCCAATCTTTCCTATCCCCAGTGAAAATTATTTTCTTTGGGGAAGGAAGTCTAAGAGTGCTCGTTCTATTGAAAAAAGTTTCGTTAGAAGCTGTCCTTGAAGCAAACAAAATCTTTTTATAGTCTATGCAAGCCTGAAGATATTCGTTAGCTCGTCGAATGAACGCTGTGGTAAATACCTGATTAAAACAAATTTGATTATTCTCTAAATTGTATTTTATTTTAGCTTGTTTAAGAGACTTCTGATAGTCCAAGCCCTCTGCATCAGAGTTAAGCGGAACAGTTTTTAATTCGATTCGTATATCTTTAAAGTATTGAGACTCATTGCAGCTATCCAGAAATGTATCAGAACCAGCATTATCTAAACAAATAAAAACAATATTAAAAGCCTTAAGTAAATAAGCTAAATATTTAACATGATTACTTAGGTTACCCAAACCAGCATATGAATGCACCAAAGTACCCAAACCGGTATTGTCGTCTATTTCCATAACAGCTATGGCAAAATAATCCGCAGAAGGACTATCGCTCATATTAGGATCGATACCTAAAACATATCTTTTTCCACCTCGACCAACTAAAAGAGTACTGGGCTCCTCATCTCCTTTCAATGTGCAGGCGTCCATCTTTTTTGCGCTGAAATAGCTATCGCTACCATCAGTAAACTGAGCACAGTATTCTCGTTGAAAAGAGTAGTGGGAAGAGCCTCCCTCTGAAGCTTCGTCAATAATAGTTTTGTCTATCATTTCCTTGGGTAGAGCTTCGTATCCCAATTGAGACACAAAGTATTTGGCTTCTACAGCGCTTTCCTTATCTTGTATTTTGTTTATCCATTCTTGGTAAGTTTTGTATAAATTTTCGAAAGTGTAACTAGCCGAAGACAAAGCTATCATTTTAGAAGTATTTTCAAACTTAGTTCTATCCTTCTCTTTCATCGCTCCCTCTTTTATTAATTCGTCCTCCACTTCCTTGATTTGCATTCTTCTTGTCATGTCTTGTGGGGCGACCAAGAAAGGCATCAAAACATTTTTAATTATATCTTCTGGTAGAAGCAGAAACTCGTCAAGCACAAGTACGTTAGCCCTAAAACCACGAATCTTTTCTCCGCTCAATGGAATTGCAGTAATCGTCCCGTTGTTTATTTTCCACTCGTATTGGTCGTTCCTTTTCACCTTAGCTCCAAAAGCCTGAGCCAATAGGACGGCTTCTTTTGTCTCTACTATTTTTTCTATATTATTAAAAATGAATCTCGCCGTACGGAAAGTCGGGCCAGCTATAAGTATTTTCGTATTAGGCTCAAAAATGCACTGAAGGAAACAGTAAACCGCAGCTATAAAACTTTTACCGCAACCACGACCCCATACACACATACTGAAATTTCTATTGAATAAGGCCCTTAAGGTTATCTCTTGGTAGGGCGCTAATTTTATGCCACTCAAAAGATATGTAGTGAAGTATAAATTACTTCTGAGGAATTCCGACAGGGTGACTTTAGCCTCTTTGTCTTCTAGATACCCCTCTAACTTAGCCAACCTAGAATTTACGTTGTCTTCTTCCGCTTTGTATTTTTCAGGACAAGACCACATATTAGAAAAGCTTCAAGTCGTAAGCCAATTGCAAGTCCATATCCTTGTACGTAGAACCAGAGAAAAACAACTTCCTTGTCACTCTAGTAGCCTCAGTTCTGCCTTTCGCAAATAGAAACTGTACATTCTCATGTTTTTGTATTATATCCCTAACATTCCTTAATACAAACTCTGGGGTTACCTGAACTTTCTTCGTTATGTATTTTAGATAATTAAACTTCATCATGTTGTCTAGCGAGTTTTCTACGACAACAACTACATATGCCCCTTGCTCTTCAGCTCTCTCTAATTCTCTAGAGAATCTATCGCAACCTCCCGTAAACGTACCTATAAAATCTTTAGTTTCTTTTCTCTCTACATAACATTTATTATCTTCTTTATCAAGCCAATAGTCAGCAAATTTTAAACCTTCTCTTCTCGTTTGGTAGTTTATATTTAAGGGCTTCTGTTCTCTTGTATCGACTACTATTTCGTAGCCTTCTTCTATTTTTTCTTTTATTTCTTTGCGAGGGAATTTTTTGAATCTAGGTTCCAAATCGAGCTCCGAACATAATTTGTAAAAATCACCAAACAGTTCTTGGTAATAATGAATAGGCGGCATCATGGTACAGCGCATCTCAACTTGCGTGGGAGAATAAATTAAGTTTCTTCTCTCTTTTCTCTCTTTGATAATTTTAGCACAGAACTCTTTAGCTTCTTCTTGAGAGGTCTCCTTTAACCATTTTTTCATATTGGTCCTAGAATTAAAATGGTTAGAAAAATAATAATTTTTATTTTTGAATTTGATTAGTTCGCCAGTGAGTAAATCTCTTCTGGGGTAAAACTTTTGATAATACTCCGCCATCCTCATTTTGAATTTGCGCAAGTATCTGTGGAGCTCTTTTTCTGTGTCGAATTTAGCTCCGTCTATCTTACATATTAGCTCAGCCATTTAAAGCCTCCTCTTCTGATATGCCAAATATTCTAGCTTTGACATCGTCCATGGTTGAAAGTTTAACAATCTCATCTTTAACTACTTTCTTCCTTAACTCCGCTATCCTAATTAGCTCTTTTCTTCCTTGCTCATCTTTCCAAGTTTCGACTAAATTTAGAATACTTGCGTTGTCGTGTATCTGCTTACTGAGTCTAGCACTTCTTTTCTCCTTTAGACTCTCAAGTAGTTTGTGTTGTCTATTTACGCATGAGTTATATTCATTTTGAGCTGTACTTATAGCTTCCACCAAACTCATAGAAATTCTTCGTCCTTCGTTATCCATAGCCGTCTCATCCAATAGGTTCGTAAGCCTACCTACTCTTCTCTGAATATTTGATGCTATAACAACCTCTCCAGAAAGAACTATATATTGGTCAACTTCCTCTTGAGTTAGGTCTGGCTTGTCGTGGGTGTATCTGACGAAAGAGGACTCGAAAAGCTCTCTATCTGTCTCGTGGGTATAATTGCTTATCTGATGGACAAACCTAAAAGTATGTAGATACCCCATCAACTTCTCCATGCTCTTTTTTTGTCTTGGGGTAATCTTTTCTTTATCTATTCCGCTGTCTAAGATATATTTATTTATCTTGCTAAGTATCCTATCTGGGTGTTTGGGTGGCTTATATTCAAAAGCGGGAGCCCTCTCTTCTAAAACCTCTTCAAAACCGCCGCCCTCCAGAGATTTACAATATTCAGTAACCATTCTTGTCTCAGCGCTCAGACTGGTTAGGCTGTCGTTTTTAAATAGTATTCGAGACATTTCGACGTACTTCATTGTACCTCTATTGTTCCTTATGAATTCTTTATGTTCTTCTGTTAGCTCTGGTTTTTCTACTTTTTGATATTCACTTGTTGGAATAGCCGCCAAATCTATTTCGCTTAGAAAGGCTTTTACCGCACGTCCCTCTTTACTTCTTCCGTCTTTATCTTTGAAGCCTGCTACGTCTTGTATTAAATGAATTAGAGATACGTCAACGTTTTCTTCTCCCGAAACGATAGAATCTTTAACTGTACTTAGAGACTGTTTTTGTCCCTCTGTTAATTTGAAATCTTCTTTGTTCACATCCAATCTAGATCATCTTTTTCTAGTATTCTTTTAGCTTTAGTTATTATAGACTTCTGTATATTCTTTATCTGTTTGTACCCCGGACTTCTATTCTTTTCAGTAGTCTTAAAATTTAATTTTTTAGCTATATCTAATTCTGATTCATTTTTAATGTAAAAATTTTCGTAAACCAGCCATTCATTTGGCTTGAGCACTTCTCTAAGCTTTTTGCTGAGCCTCTCTATTCCTATTTCTATATCCGATTGAGCAGCGCAATGCTCGTTAATTTCATTCTTATGTTTTTCTAAAGGCAAAGCCATTTTCACATCATAAGCCGACTTTTTCTTCTGGACCCACTTTTTAAACAAAGGGCAGCTATAATCTTGGCTTCCGTATATGGCACACCCTGAGTCTGGCTCTGCAGCGGCGCATCTTAAACAGGGTTTACAGTAATTGCTATAATTATTTCTAACTAAATTTTTTAATTGATTAGATATAATTCTATTTAACCAAGGAAGCAAAGGCTTTTCTTGATCAAAAAGATGCCATTTTTTAAATATGTGTATTTTCAGTATTTGAGAAATATCCTCAAAATCAATCCAAGCTATAGATGATAACGTCCACTTGTTTCTTCTTTTGTTTATCTCTTCATCAATAATTGAAATATTTTCTTCAAATTTAATTTTTGGTTTTCTTTTTACTTTTTTCTTAACTTTCTTGGCTGACATTAGTGGGGTTCTCTAGATCATCTTCTTTGAATGTAGGGGCGACTAGGCCTCCCAAGGACTGTATGTCTTTTTTTGAGAAGACGCAAGCTTCTTCGTCTAACTCTAAAGGTGGTAAATTTTTGAAATTTGGCACCACCTCTTTTGGTTCTTCTTTCTTGGGGGACTTGGCCTTTGCTTTCTTTTTAGGTTTTTTTCCTGTTGTTAAATCGCAATGACATGAACGGCAGAGCTCTGGCTTCTCAAGCAAAGAAGACCCCTCGCTGAAGCTCCAATTATTGGAAGCTCCGCAGTTTCTACAGTAGGTAACTTTATTATATTCAGACATATTTTTTTACAACTAGGCAAATAGTTATTACAACTAAATAAGAGTTTAAATAAAAAATATTATGGCAAATTACACTTTTACGAATAATCAGGGCGTGAAATACAAAATGTTGATGAAGAGACCTCATTACAGTTATCATGCAGATGGGTTATGCGATCCGCCTGACTATCGAGGCCCCAAAATACACATAGCTCCAGATTTAACTCCAAAAAGAGAGATGGCAGTCATGATAGAAGAAATGATGCATGCATTTTTCTGGCAGATATCTGAGAAAGAAGTCAGAAGGTTCTGTGGGACCGTAACAAGAATTTTACATCAAGAGGGCTGGAGACAAACAGTAACGACAGAACCCTCGAAAGAATTCGTTGGCCATGTTAAATAGGCATAGTATTCAAATCTTTGAATTTAGTCACTAAAAATTTGACTAACTCTGATCTTACTACGTCTTCTTCTGTAAATTCGAAAGTGTTTATTCCAAATTTCGCGCTTTCTTTATCTGTGAATAAGTTTTCTATTCTTTCAAATCCTCCTCTATGTCCATTTTTTAAATCTGTCTGAGTTGGGTCAGCTAAAACAAAGCATTTGGAACCCATGCCTAATCTAGTTAATACTGTTACGATTTCCTTGAGAGAGCTATTCTGACATTCATCAAATATTAAACATTTGGAATTCCAACTCATACCTCTACAAAAATTAACAGGATAAGTAGATACTCTTTCATCTTTTTGTAATTTCTTTATTACGTTGGGGCAAACCAACTCTTCCATTTTATGAAGAAAAGGAAGATTATAAAAATGAAGCTTTTGGTCCGCATCTCCCGGTAAAAAGCCCATTCTGGAATCAGAGCTTTCTACCGCAGATCTAATATAGACTATTTCGGAAACCTTTCCTTCACTTAGTAAATGCAGAGCGCAATAAACACTAAGAAGGGTTTTAGAAGATCCCGCTGGACCTTTACCGAAAAGAATTTTAGATTCCTTGCTTAAGGCTATCTTAATAAACTCTCTCTGTTTTTTTGTCCACTTGAAGTCTTCTATATGAAACCTCTCTCGAGGTCTCAAAGGCTCTCGCTGGAGAGCTCTACCTTGTGGGTTATCCAACTCTTCTAAAGAATTGGCCAATTGGTCAAGTCTAACTTTAGGCATAATAACTAGTTTACGCTTGCTCTTCTTCCATTGGTGCTATCTTCTTTTCGAGTCTTAAACCCTTGATGTCTTCGTTTGGTATATCTACTCGAGTTTTAGAATCCGCAAAGTAGAAAGTTGTGGATCTTATTCCAACTCTTACTACTCTACAGGCTCTTCCACCCATACTGTAGACGTCATCAGTTTTTATTCCTCCGAAAAGAGACGTGGATATTGCAGCTGCGAAGCTAGTTATGGTCTCTTTGAAAATTAAACCCACCGCTCCCGCGATGAGCAACCAACCGTGCTCGCCGACAAAATTTTGACCGGCATTAGCGATTTGATCTTCCATATGTAAATATATTACACAGGTTTTAGTTAAATAGAGGTGTAATAAGCTTTACTCGATAAATGAACGATTCACTAGCAGATCCCGAACTACAACAAGCCGCAGAACAATTAATAGGCTCATATGGTTGGTTATTGATTATAGCTTTCCTTGGTATACTTTTTAAAGATGCAATACACAAAGCCGCAGAAGGGCTTTTGATATGTATTGGTAAAGATTTTTGTAATGACGACGTATTGTACATAAGTGGACGACAAGCCAGAATAGTAAGAGTTGGATTTTTGAAAACAATTTTTTACATGACAGATCGCGGCACCAAAATGATCGTCCCAAATGACAGATTAAAATTACTTGTAATTGAGAAGAAACTTCCCCTTAATGGAGGCTTTCACTATCTACACAAAGGGGGAGAAGAGGGCTACGAAGAGCAAAGGGCCATAAGGGACAAAATGAAAGAACTTCCAAAGC